CCCGACTGTGCGCCCGAATACTGATTCTGTATTCACCCAATGAACGATCGAGTAATTCGCACCAGCATCCACCGACTTGAAGAAACCGGCGCCGAACCACGCCTTGCTGCTGCTGTCGCGGGCAAAAGCGGAATACATGATCAACAGATCATCCTGATCCCGCAACGGCGGCACATCCATCATGATCAAATCTGTGGCGGCAATCTCCCCAATGCCGCTCTGTTCGGGGAGCTGGTAACGTGGCGACCACCCGAACACGTCCACATAGATTGATTCGTCGTCAAACACACCCTCGCATTCCAGAAGCGGCCGGGCGCGTGTGATCCGCTCAATCCGCACGCGCATCGTGCGGCCACTCGCATGCGGAACAAGCACGCAATCGCTCGGCACCAATTCGTCGTAACTGTGCGGGAGGGAGAACCGGATCGTGTTGCGGCTTGCGTGCGCAAGCAATAGGTTCACCCATGCAGCGATCGACCCGGCCTGCGCATCGCACGCCACCGGCACCTCGATCGTCAAAGGCGCAATCGAAGAGCCGACGTTCCTCTCTGCGGCTTGGACGCCGGGGTCATAATCCGCGTCCACATCGATGAACGAGAGTTCAAGTCGCCGCGGCACATCCATGTCTTCCACGTGCACAATTTCGTATGCATGCGCCGGCTCGGACGCATTCACCTCGAACACTGCCGCGCCCAGATCGCCAGCGTCCACAGTTTTAGCCGCAGCCGCACCACGTTTCACAAGCCGTAGCTCATCGCCGATTTCCGGCATATCGAAGAAATACATCGGCCGCAACGATTCGATCGCGGCGCGGGCGCTTGTGTGGCGGGCTATTTTGAACCCCGGCACCAAATCCGTCCCCGCGGTCGCATCCAAGTTCTCCGCGGGCAGGCCCGCCCGCTCAGACACCGCTTCGACGATCGATCTCAGTGTGACGGGTTTTCCTGCTGCGGTGCCGCCGGGGGCTTGAATAATGGCGACTGAATCGAGGCCACTAGGTTCGTCAATTATCGCAGTAAACCGTCCATTGCCCAGATCTTTCGGTGCTCGAATATATCTGGAAGCGTACTCATCCCCACTATACTCGCACGGCCCAACCATAATCTCCATCGTGTCCGGATCGAGCAGCGCCATATAGAGCGTCGCCCCTCCAGAATACCCAACGACCAACCCGTCGCCCAACTCATTCCACACAGCAAAGTTCGGGTCAAAGCCCAGCTCTTCTGGATAATCGACCAGCGATTCGTCTATGGCATTCGGATTGCCGCCGGCCGATACATCGATCGAGGCGACGCCGGCAAACCTTGTGACGATGTAGACCTTCTTCCTGCTCGGAGCGTAAACCAGCGAAAGATCACGCTGCGTGGCGTCAGACCCATCCGCGCCAGTCAGGTACGTTGCGCCGCTCCCATCATCAAACCACCCGCTCCACGTCTGCCACGAGAAGGCGATGTTATAACCGCCCCCGCCATACAAACTCGCGTCGAGGGGCACATAGATCACATCCGCAATCCGCCCAACCCGCCCCTCATTGTCGTCCTTATGGAAGCCGTATCCAAGTTCTTTCTGGGCGAAGTCCTCGCCATTGACTAGGCGCGAGCGGCGGTAGCCGATGATCGCGGTGGATTGTGTCCACCACCCGGCCTCACCCCACAGGGCTCCAGGCGATACGGTGCCGACCAGCCCTGCTTCGGGATAAATTGCGTAGATTACTTGGTAAATCGCCCCGGACCCGCCCAACCCGCCGCTTACAGGGTATGTCCCCCATGTGCTCGACATGAATGCGCCAGACACATGAAGCGTATCCCCATCCCAGACGTATTCGATCGGCGCCGTGAAATAAGTCGGATCACGCAGGCCGCCAAAGGCAACCCGAATCAACCCATTCTCCGGGTCATGCCCAATCCCTCCAATCCCGACCTCCCCAGGCCCATAGGGCCAGAGCGCGAAAGATACTGCTGATTGGAAAACTGGCTCATCACCACTTACGTCGTAAATCTCCAATTGCCGAGTTGTACCCGCTCCGATGGTCGCGACGTACAGTAATTTGTTCTCTACGTCGAGCGCCGAGGAGTTTGATCCGTGCGAGTGGGCAACCGTATCGCCGATGAACAGGCCGCCCTGCTGGACTGACGTCTTCCGAATCGGATCGGTGGGGCAAGTCAGCCCAAGCAGATCCTGCGCAACCTCGACCTCGATTGTTGGCGGGCGATGCCCAAACTGCAGCCCTTCGAGATTGTCGATCGCCACCATGACCATGCCGCGATACGCAACGGCATTCTCCGCCCCCACTGCCGCCTCGTAGGTCGGGTCGGGTAACTGATCTTCGGTCCCAAGATAAACTCGCACTTCGCCGGCAGGCAAAACCTCTTGATCGAGCGTCCACGTTGCCCCGTCCCACCGAGCAATTTGCCGTCCATTCGCCCAGATCCGCAACACGCCGCCCTGCGGCCCCTCACAAACGGCAAGCAGCAGGCTCATCCGCGACACTTCCATCTCCGCCCCGCCGCCGCCTTTCCCGCCAACGCTCTCGGTGCGAATCTGAAGTCCGCTCCACCAAACAATCTGCGTAGCGTGACGCATCGTTCCGTAATTCAACGGAATCGGTTGCCCATAAACTGTGGCCGTAAATTTGCCATCCCCAATGGTCGGACCTTTCTGTTTGCCCTGCATCAGCATCGATCCGACCACCGACCCGACCATCCAGCCCCACGCCGCCCCCGTCATCCCGAGGAACGTGGCCGTGGCGGCATAGCCGGCCGTGGTCACGGCGGCCTGACCCAGTGCGGCGCCAGCAGCAGCAACAACCAACTGCGCCATCAGATCACTCCCGGCAGGGCATAATTTGCCACAATTCGGCGTGCCCACTGTTCTGGCAGGAATGTTTCCACAACCTTGCCGTCCTCGCCGCGAGCATGCACAATCCGTCCCGGAGCAACAAGCACAGCAAAGTGTTGCGGGTATTTCCGCAATCGCATCACAAGAACATCCCCCGGCTGCGCTTTGGATTTCCTAACCATCTGCTCATCGCACACACGCAACAACAGATCACCAATCGGCACTCGCCCATAGGCACGAAAATCGAATTCCGTCAACCGAAGCGCATGAGCGGAGGCGATGACGAGACCGATGCAATCGACGCCATACCGATTGCGACCTTGATGGCGCCACGGCACGCCAATCCACGATCGGATTTCGGCAATCCATTGTTCGCGCGTAACTGTGATCATGGCCCACTCGCCCCATCTTCAGGCTCCGGCCATATCACCCCGCCGTCCTCACTTTCAACTTCTGTTCGAGCAATCCCCTTCACCACATCGTCCGATTGCGGAACGTGAGGGAAGCCGCGAAAATTGAGCACATTATTGAATCTGTACCGACAGACTCCAAGCGACTTGTTACAACCTGGGGTGATTGTGAACTGATCGCCAACCTCCACGTCGAACGGGAACGGCAGCATCATCTGCACCGTCGTCGTATCGCTGGATCGAGTCTCCATGCTCAAGCCGGCGTTGTCGCCGCTGATGAATGTGACGGTGCCGAATTGGAAATAATCTGCGGTTTCGCCGGATGGGATGGATAGCCCGGTGGCGGTCCACACGCGATTGTTCGTCACGGTGGCGACCGTGCCCGCTTGCGTCAATGGGGCAAGCTCAACCCCACATCGAGAATCCCCAAGGGTCGCATTGCAGCCCGACGTGTAACTGCGCACGATGTCGCGTTGCAAGACCCGCTCCGGCCCCAGCAACTCCGCGACAAATTGGCTGCCGCGTTCTTTGATATTCCCAATCCACCCGAACTTGTCGATGACGACGCCGGCGGCGGGATCGTCCCAAAGGCACTCCCCGACTAGAAATGCCGCCCCGTTCCACTTCCCTGCGAGAAGATCGTCTGCACTCCCTACATCGAGCGCGCCCAGCACTTCAAGATCGGACATGCTCATATCGAGGCCGACTTTGATTGTGGAGGGATCGAAAAACGATGCGGAAGTGTAAACGTCGCCGTCAATGGTAATATCGTGATCGTGTTCTGTGTAACGCACCACCGATCCATCGACCCGCTCGATGCGCCACAATTTGCAAAGCCGCGAGGAACCCGATTGTTTCGCGGCAAGAATTTCCGCAGGAATCGTTCTCATTCGCCAATCACCTCAATCAGCGTCAACGACTCCGGCCTCCACAAATAGTTGTCGGGTGGTACGCCGTGGCTATCGATGGCAGTCCACCGCAACTCATCTTCTACAAATCGCACGCAAACGTCAAATTCACACGTAACTTGCACAACATGCCCATTTGCTGGCGCGGCGTCGAATGTGATGATGCCCGTATTCAGATTCACCGAATAACTGGAAGGGCTCCCGTCGGGCAGGATCACGTCATTGACTTTTACGACAAGGGTATCGGCGACAATTTTGTCGATGGTGCGGTCGTGGCTTGCGGAACCGACCGTATAGGTTTTGATGATCTGAAATGCCTTCGTCGTTCCGTCTCCCGCCCCAATTGTGTTATCCGAAATCTGATAGTCGAGCGGGTCCCAATATCTGAATGAATTTTCTCGACCGCCCATCGCTGAATGAAAATTGTGCAACTCTTGGGCCTCGGCCTGCGTTCGAGCAGACACACTCAAGTCATACCGTCGCCGCGCATCGCGCCACACCCGATTGCGAAACTCGCGCTTGTTGCCGGTTTCAACAACCTCAGTGAAGAATTTCGGGCCGCCAACGGTGCCATACCCATACTTTTTCGGCAATCGCGCATCAACGAATGTCATGCGAACCTCTGCACCCCGTGAAGCGCGCCCGCTAGGCGGCTTTTGATCTGACCTTCGGATCGGCGGAAGGTTTCTGCATTTTGCGTTACGACGGTCATCTGAACGATCACCGGCGGCATTTGTTGCGGGGCGGCGTCCACAGCCTTCACGCCGAGCTTCCCATCCGGCCCGCGCGACACAGGCATGACCGCTTCATAACCTGCTTCGCCGAGAACGCCGCGCTTGCCGCGGCCGTAGGTGAATTGCGTTGGCTCGCCGAACACGCCGCCCGATGCGAACTTGGTCGGAAAGGCAAACCCCGACGGGGGTTTCAGCCCGCTCCCGAGCGCAGCGGTCGTGCCTCCGCCCCCACCTCCAGCCCCGGCGAGCGCGGCAGGGAATAACATGGAGAAGATCGAGCCCAGCGGGCCGCCGCCCGACGACATCGAGCGGGCCATCGGCTCAATCACGTACATGCGAATGAGCATACGATTTATTTCGCTCACGATGTGCGTCCCAAGCTCACTGAAACTGAGCTTCCCAGTGGACACGAATTCCGTGAGGAAATCCTCCATTGCTTGGAATGCATTGGAGAACACTTCTTCGGTGGCCTTTGCCACATTGCGCGCTTTGTCTAGGTAATTGTTGATTGCGTCCGAAGCGCCATACGCCCAGTTGCGCTGGTACTCTTCGAGCTGGGTGTAGTAGGTGGCGTGATCGGAGAGGGCAATTGCGAGCTGCCGCCGAATGCCGGTCACAGCTTCACGATATTTGTCTTCGGGCAGTACGCCTTCGGCCATCATGCGCTGCAACTGCCGATATTCACGATCGAATTCGCGGATGATGCTATTGGATTCTTGAATCCTGCGCTGGTTATGCTCGCCGGTTCCGGCCCCTTCCAGCTGCCTTTCATAGCCCTCTCGGCGCGTTCGATTCATCTCCTCCATATTGATGCGCATCGCTTCAAGCCGTTGAAGCTGCTGTTGCAGCTGCTCGTTGCGGCGACCATCGAGATCGAAAAGGAATTTGCGCATAGCAGCTTCCTTTTCCAACGCAGCGGCAATTTCCAACTCCTTTCGCACGCGTCCTTCGGAGGCGAGGAGAGATTTGTCGTCTGCAGTGAGAATTTTCTTGGTTTTGAGATCGGCGATCTGCTGATTGAATTCGATCAATCGTTGTTCATTCTGCCCAATCTGCTGCCCGTATTCGATCTGCATGCGAAGTGCGGACTGGGCCTGGCGTGCATTTTGAATCATGCGCGTAGCAGCGTCGTCCGTGACAGAGCGAGGGGTTTTCCCTTTTGGGCTATAATATGCGCGAATATTCTTGATATCCAGCGCTTGCTGTTCGGCGGAAATCGGAACATTTGCGGCTGCGCGAGCAGCCACAATGCGAGCGTAGTCTTTGAGGGTCGCATTGAGTTCGTCTTGCTTGGGCTTGACTTTGTCGATGAGCGTTTTGTAGTCGGAAAGCGCTTTGTTGCCCTCGACCTGCCTCTCTGCGTTGAGGCGGGAGCGCGTAGCGAGCCCTCCTTGAATTTCGATCTGCTCTCCGAGATAGAGGAGCTGGGCCTGCGCACGCTCCAACCGCTCCGCAGAACCCGGAATGCCCATGGCCAGGCGCTTTTCTTCGTTTTTGACGTTCTGCCACATTTGGGCATACCGATCCGTGAGCGACTTTTCCCGAAAGATGTTTTTTAAAAAATCAGGGATTTGTTTCAGTTCTGCTCCCAGCTCTCGCCACGCAAACGTCCACAGCCCGATGTTCCTCTCAATCTCGCCGCTTCGTCCGAGAATCGCATCCGCAAACGCATTCTGCGCCACCCTCGCCGCCTCCGCTGCGCGGCCTTGCTCGGTGAGGTCCATGATTTGCTTCTTGGTCGAAGCGCTCAAATACCTCATCGACTCATTCAGGCGGTCGGACGCCTTGACGGGGTCTTTGCCGAGTTCGTTGAATGCCTTGACGGTGTCTTCGACGCTGAGGTTTGTGCTGCGGGTGATTGCTGTGATCGCCTCCCCAAAACGCTGCATGTCGCGCGGATCGACATTTGCCGTTCCAATCAGCTTGGTCAAAACATCGGACGCCGCGCCTTGCGTCCCACCGACCTTTGCCACCTCGGTGGCGATCCGCGAAAGCTGATCGGCGGTGAAGCCCGCGGTGCGCCCTGTCATGATGAGGGCTTCGTTGAAATTCTCCGTCTCTTTTTGTGCAGATACCGAACCGTAAATCAGCCCGCCGATCCCTGCCACGAGTGACGCAATCGCAACTTTAGGAAGTGTGATGAAGGAGGCGAGCGCCTTGAGGGTGGGGATGATCCCGCCGAATGAGTCTTTCAGCTGGCCGCCTTGTTGTATCGCGACGAGCCAAATCGGCATCCCGCTCGCAATGGATGTGACAATGTCCGTCATCTGCGCCGGGACCAGCCGCATCGATGAGCGCAATTGCTTCGCGCTCAACCCCAGACGCAGTTGCGCCTCCTCTGCTTGGCGGAGGCGTTGGATGAAGGGGGCGGCTTGCTGGGCGACGTGGAGCTGATCGGCCCGCACCGCCGCCGCTTCGGAGCGTGTTTTCCCGGCGACGAGGGCTTGGCGCTCAAGGGTGGCGAGGAAGCGCTTTGATTGAGCGGAGAGGGCGTCATAGGAGGCGCCTGAAGCCCGTGCCATATCCGCCGAAGCGGAATTCACACTTTTCGCAGCGGTCGTGGCAGTCTTTTCAAATGCCTTCGTCGCGGCGGTAGCCTCTGCGGTAGCCGACTTCAGCTCGCTCGCATCCCCCGCGTATCGAACCACGCCGCGTGCAATCTCGTCAGACACGATTACCTCTCCCCACCCCGCACCAACGAAGTCAACGCCCGCGCATCAGTCACGACGGCACCATTTTCAGATCGACTTTTCATATACGCAATGTCGATCTGTCGAATTGCAAACACCTCCCAATTCTCGGGCTTTACGCGGATTAAGTCAAAATATGCAGCAATCTCATCCCACCCAATCCACTCCGGCCCATCATAGCCATGCCTTCTCGCCACGCTCAGATCGCAGAACCACCCCCACACATGTTGGGCGGCTTGCGGGATGTCGGGAAGGCGCAAGAGTTCAGGGGCGATGCGCCCGGTTTGTTTATGTATATCGAGAAACACCTGCAGCCGGGTCTTGCCTTCTTGGTGAATGTCTGGCTTCGACAACGCAAAATGCGCCTCGGCAAACTGCACTAGGGCATCCGTCAGCCCTTGGTGAAATTTCTTTCGCTCTCAATCGCATCCAAAAGCGCCCGTTTCCATGCAGGCTTTGCGCGCAGAACAAGCTGCAAAACCTCCGCAGTGAATTCTGCCGGTTCGGTTTCGCCCTTCGTGAATCCGAACCAACCAATCACGCAATGTCTGATGAGAATGTCGGCTCTCCGATCCATGCCTTCGACGATCTTCTGCGCGCCCTCGTCAGTTCTCCCGTCGATTGTGAAGCCGCCTCTGTGCGCCGCGTCTTTCACGCCTTGCACCTGCGCTTCGCGATCCGCACGCATGTACGCTTCGCTTGCGCTTCCGAGGACGGTGAAGCCGACGGGCGATCCATCATCCCTCCGCCCAACCTCAAGAGGGAAGGGAGTGTCATTTACTGACGTGATCCGATCGATGTCAAATGTCATTGTAGTCCGCCATCCGATAAAAGAAGTGGCGGGGGCGAAGCAACCCCCTCCCTAACCGCCCCCGGAAAGTGGAGGCGAGACGATGACCCATTCACCGCCTCGCGCCGCTTCGCCCCCAAGCCGCATTAAACTTCGGCAGTCGTTCCGGTGAGGCGGAAGTTGTACGTCGCAGTCACAACCCCATCCACCGACGCGCTCCAAGAACGCTGCTGCACAAAGGCGAGTGCACGAAAAATGGACCCATCGACAAACTCGACCTCGATGCCGCGGCAGAGTTTGTCGGCAGCGGCCTGACGAATCACGACGTGCGCGGCGTTGTCCTGCACCCAGTGACCGGTCACGCTCATGCTGCCCGAGTCTTGCAGCCCGAGACGGAATTCCTTCGCCGTCGAGCAGAACGTCGTCGTGTCTACCTCAGAAGCCGAGCCGCCATTCACGGTGATCTCGCGACCGATGCAATCCAACGACGCGAACGTCGGGGCGGGCGACCCCGCCATCACAGCCAGATCCGTGATTTCTCCTTCCGAGATACGGATGGACAGCCCTTGAACAAGAAGAACATCGGAAGCCATGACCTCTCCTTTCAGAAGTGTTGTGCGTACAGTTCAGATCAGAGCGGGTGCCAGAAACTGAATTCCTGCCGCGCTCCGTAAGTTTTCGTGATTTCATCATAAAGGGCAACAAGAGAACCCAACGATACCCCCCTCAACGGCGCCTCAGTGACCAGCACCTCGACCGCCCGCATTAACGTGTTCGCCGCGGTTCGACCGCCCGCCGACCCATCGCACCAGACATTGAACTGAATGCGTGAGTTTTGCTGCGTCGTGTTGCCGCACAGCGTGTTTGACGGAACGCCGCCGACAGATTGGTAGGTCATGAATGGGCGCACGGTGTTGGGCGGCGCAATATCGGGAAACACCCTGCCGGAAAACAGGGATTGCGTGACCGAATAAATTTCTTCTTCAACCATGATGCTCATCCACTCTCAACCTTCGTCGCGCCCACCCCCCTCCGCATCAAATCCCCGATCCTCTCCCGAGCGCGATCTTTGGAGGCTTGCAGCGCTTTCCCGCTGAACGCAGTCCACGTATTCCGAATGTACGGCTGCGCGGGCACCCACACCGGAACGTCCAGCGCCCCAGGCAAATCGTGCACCCTTCGATCCATCGTCCCAGGCGTCGCAACGCGAGCGTTGGGCTGGGATTTGCTTCGTTGCCATCGGTGCTTAACTGAGCGGTTGTAGCGCCAGTGACCATATTCCACATTGTACCAATGGGGGGCTTCGCGCTTGTTTGGGCCGATGAGGTAGATTTTCTTATATGCGGTCGAATTGTTTTTGTCAAACCAGTGATAAATGGCCCCATACAAGTCTCCACTTTTCACTGGCACCAGCTGCCTCATTGCGGAATAGAGCACTTTGGCCCCGGCATATGTGGCAGATCGGATCACGTGTTCTCGAAAATCACTTTCAAATGCCTCGATGGCTTTTGTAATATTTGATTCAAAGCTCATCGTGACCAACGACCCCGGAACGGTGACGAGTTTGCGGGAACGGCCCGCAGCGGAGCGGGTTTTGGTCGGGTTACGCGCATTAACCATTGCTCGCTCCTGTGGCAACGCCCAGATCAACATACCGCCGGTCTTGTTCGTCGGGAAGGACTACGCGAATGTCATACACGACGCCGCCCGAAACAACGCGCATCCCAGCATCCAGATCGGAGCGGTAGCGGAGCTTGATCACGGCGGTCGGTCGGCTCACCTCCGAGCCGCCGGCCACCTGTTCACGGCTCACGATGGAGGCGCCAGTGATGAACCTGATCCCCATCCACACCGTCGCAACATTCTCCCATTGCTCCACAGGCTGCCCCCACGAATCCTGTGCAGAGACGCGGCGCTGAATGGTGCCGCGGCGGTTGAGTTGCTGGGCGGTGAGAAGGCGATTGGCCATGGCGGAGTGGCGCTACACAGAATGGATTAGGTATTGCGATAGCAGCGCGTCTCGCGTGCGTTCGATTGCCGCGCGTTCCTGAACTTCAAATCGATCCGACAAAAGCTGCACCTGCAGCATCACCGCATCCTTCAGTCTCGACGGAATGTTGGCTGCGTAGTGCGCTTGTGTTTCGGCGGGAGAAGCGGAAGGGGCATAACCGGCTCGATATGTGACGCGAACGGCATCGTCGCGCACATAGGTGGTCGGGGGAGAAAATGTGCTCGTGAATTGGAGCTTTGGAACAATCCCTTCGGCGACAAAATAGGCAGTAGGTGAAATGGCGGCGAGGG